TCTCACCTACGTTAGAATCGTGGATGAGAATAGAGATGTACTCGTGGGCATACTCGGTATGATAACCGGATCGATTTCATCAATGATGGCTATAGCCAGTGGTAGAGACCGAAGTGAGATTGAGGAGATCAAAGAGAAGCTCAGCGCGGCCAATGCTGATCGAGCGGCCCTGATTGCTCGCCTTCGCGACTCACAGATCCAACTTCAACTGCTCAGAGATCAGAATAATGAGCTTCAGATGGCGATCATTGAAAAGCTCAGCATTTTCAGAGGTAACCCCATCAAGACAAAATCTCCTGACCAAGTGGTGCTCTCTCCAGAGGTCGAAGAGTGGTTGCCTCGAGTAGATAAATGAGATAGAGTGGCTTATCTGTTCCGGCCCATCCAGTTATCCCCTTTCTGGATGGGTCTTTTTTTATGCGGATAAAAAAAAGCCACCATGAAAAACATGATGGCCTCTTCCCTACAACAAATACACTGACCCCGTCCGGCGACCAAACTGTTCAGGATCATGTGTATGCAACACCTCTCCCACGAGGAGAGAGATAAAAGCAGTAGCATGAGACTGATCATCGTCTATATTTTGTTCCAGAGCAAGCTAAAAAGACAATATTGATAAAATCAATCTTACAAGTATATAATCCCCATCGTGATTGATTTCATCAATAAGGCTAGCCATGACAGAACCTAAACGAGATCTAAAGCATATGAGGGCTCTCAGCCCTAGATTTGGGGCTCGAGGCATCTCTGGCACTCAGCTGAGCGGTGGAGTGATCACGGGCATTGAGCAAAACCCAAAGCTCACCGGCCTATCATGGGTACAAGAAGCTGAGGAGATGCTGAGGACTGACCCCATAGTAAGGCGATCTTGGCACATGCTGAGGCAGACTCTGCTTTCTGCCAGTTGGCGTTTTGAGGCTGGCATCGAGGGAGATCTGGTAGCTGAGGAGCTCGCGCGCTATGCCAATGAATGTTTTGGTCTGGATGGATACGCTGGCCAGATGAGCATGAGTTGGGAAGAGCAGTTGAGCTACCTTTTTGAGTTTGTCCCTCTGGGGTATCGATACGCTGAGGAGATCTATCGAGTAGGGCCAGACTCGACCGGTAAAATCAAAGTATGGCTGGATCACTATGCCGACAGGGAGCCCTCAGCTCATCAGCGGTGGCTTAGTCGAGACAATCAAAACCTCGATGGAGTCCTACAGAATACAGTAGGGCTCACCTATACTCCTGAGCCCATCCCTGCAAATAAGCTCTTACTCCTCACGCTGAATAGAACTGGATCAAACTTTGAGGGCGTGGGGATGCTTAGGCCAGTCTGGTGGTGGTGGAGGACTAAGCAGCGAGTCGCTAATCTCATGTGTGTCGGTCTTGATCGATGGGCAGTGCCAACGCCTAAGGTCAAGGTGGATCGCTCACAAGCTGAGATGCTCGGCCTCACTGATGGCGACATCGACGTAATGATCAATGATGCAGAGGCTCAGGCCAGAGCATTCATTTCAGCTGAGCAGTCCTATCTCGTTGAAAATGCGGCTGTCAGTTTCGATACCTACGCGGCCACGCCTAACCTCTACGCAGATGGGCCGATTAACATCATCACAAAATGTGACTCTCAGATCGCGGCGGCCTTCCTTACTCAGTTTGCCGATCTCGGAAATACTGAGACTGGCGCGCGCTCAGTCGGAGAGATCCATCTATCAGTATTCAGGAGAGCGGCCATCAACCTATGTGATCTGGTGGCTTCTCAAGTGTCAGGCATGGATAGGCGAGGCGGCGGCACAATCGGCCGATTGTGCAAATTCAATTATGGGGCTATCGATCCAAGCAAACTTCCAAGGCTGACTCATACTGGGCTAGATACTGATGACCTCATGGACTCAATGGCCATGTTGCCTCAGCTGGTGCAGGCTGGCCTTCTCACTCCAGACAATGAACTGGAGCGAGCACTAAGGGAACGTCTCGGAGCTGGTGACCTACCAGAAGAAGCCCAGCGTTCCGCCATCGAGCGAACATCTCAAAGCTCTGGTGGCGGTGGCGTCCTCGGTCTGACTGAGGCCATCATGAGGAGAAAACGCAATGGCTAAGATTAAGATCAAGCTCCAAGTGCCAGACAAGTATAGTCACATATCATTCCAGCCACCAAAGGGAGCTCAAGAGGCCGCCAAGCGTGCTCTGGAGGTGAGAGCGACTAAGCCACCGTCTCAACGCGGGATGACTGCTGTAGGCATAGCGCGAGCTCGTGACTTAGCCAACGGTCGAGCCATGAGCCCAGATACAGTCCAAAGAATGCTTGCATATTTCACTCGGCACGAAGTCGATAAAAAAGGTTCCACGTGGAACCAACAAGGGAAGGGCTGGCAAGCGTGGATGGGATGGGGCGGTGATGCCGGTTTTGCATGGGCTAGAAAGGTCGTAAAACAGATGGATGCAGCAGATAATAAGGCTCAAACTCTAAGAGCATACGGCGAGGCGATACAACTTAGCGCACTTCCAGAATATGACGTGCCCGAAGGCCTCACCATTGGCAAGCCTTTCAAGACCTTAGCTCTTGGCCAAGTCTCAAGCCGAATGAATGGTGAGAGTATCGGCCAAGCCATCGATGAAGATATGCTCGAGGAGATGGTCAGAGTCTACAATGCTCGCCGTTTAGCTGATCCGGTCATCATCGATTGGCAACACGCTACATCTCCATTCCAAGGCGGCAGTATCGCACCACCTGAAAGCGGTAATGCCCTTGGGATGATTATAGACCTCGAGCTCAGAGAGGATGGCCTTTACGCTACGCCAGCCTACAACGAGAGAGGTCTAGAAGTGGTCAAGAATGCCGGCGGTATTCTCTGGTCGTCTCCTGAGTTCCTCGCTGGTGAGGTATTCGACCGTTCTGGTGGACAAAAAATCGGTGATGCTCAACTTTTGGCCATCACTCTAACCCCTCGGCCTGCTCAGAGCCATGACAGGATCGACCGAGTAACCCTAAACGAAAGGCTAGAAGAGATGGACAATATCGAGTCTATGTCTGTTGAGGAGCTCAAAGCTGCTCTTGCTGCAAAGCATGAGATGGTTCTAGAGCTCGAGCAAAAGATTAAAGATATGCAGGCTGAGAGTGAGGCCGCGCTTGCTACTGAGGATGAGTCAGAGTCAGAGCCTCAAGCGATGACTCAGGAAGAGGCAGACCAGAAGATCAAAGAGATCAAAGCTCAGATGTCTCTCAGTGAGTCAGGCCGTAATTTAACATTGCAGAAGCACAGAGAGCTTGAGGTCAAGGTGATCAAGCTTGGCGAGCAACTTGCGGCCTCTAGTGCTCGGATTGAGATGCTCGAAGCTGAGAAACGTCAGATTGAGAAAACTCAAGCAGTGCGTGAGCTCCTCGAGAGTGGACGTATTACGCCAGCTGAAGAGGCAGTTGTCGCCAAGGCGTTTGAGCTTCGCGAGGTTCAGCCAGAATTTTGGCAGATGTTCACAGAGCGGTCTCCGTCTTCAAGCATTCCTCTCGGCCAGATCGGACATGGCGCGAGTGGTCAAGAAATCACTAAAGCTACTGTGCATGAGGCTATTAAGGCCTTGGCCACTCAGAAGAGCATCACCTACAGCGAGGCTCTTACAATGTATCGCACCACTAACCCAGATAACTATGCTCAAGCGTTTGGAGGCTGATCATGGCTACTACTGATAATTATTTCTCATTCGTGGCGGCTGAGGCCATCACTGAGTTTGCGGCGGTTTCCGTCGATGCAAATGGCAAAATCGTAATTACTGACGCTTCGACTGATGACTCGTGTGTGGGTATCGCTCAGCGCGCTTGTTCTGCTGGTGACTCTGTGGAGGTGATCATCGCTGGAGTAACTCGCGCTATCGCTGGCGCGGATATCGCTCCAGAGACAACGACTCTTCTGATGGCAGAGGCCAATGGGAACCTCATTCCATTTGTAGCGGGCTCTGGCAATTTCTCAGTTGCTCGCATTCTTCCAAATATCAATCATCACTCACCAGCTGATGGAGACCAGATCAAGGTCGTATTCACTGGGCCGAGCAACTACGAGGCTTAAGGAGTAAACAATGGCCAGTTCATACAGCAATCTCCATCCAGTAGATGAGATCCTATCCAGTCTAGTCGTCGAAGCCGTCCCAAGTGATGACCAGCTTATTGCTGATAAATGCTTCGAAAATATCAAGATCCCAGAGCGTTCGGGCACACTTCTTCTTGAGGAGAGTAGAAACTTCATGGGCGCGGGTGCTGGGCTTGACCTTGAGCGAGCTCCAGGAGCTAGCCGTACATCTATCGGCGGTTTTGATCGAAGCTCAACAACCTTCATGGCGAAGATCTACAGCGCGCAAGACTCTATCGCGATGGAGGAT